ATAATTTTCTCCTTTCACTCGAAACACTGGGTAACTTAAGATATTCGCTTCGCTCATAAGTTGCCCGTTGAAGTTCATTTAGGACTTCAACCTTCGTATTTCATTAAATTTCTTATTTGACTTTGATGTGTTAAGTCTGGAATTGTTACTCATTTACAAGTCCCTCTGCAGCTTTCAAAACCTCAGCGTAATGCTTAGGATCAATCTCACTTAATTTTGTTGCTCCATATTTCTCAATAATCTCACGCACCTTGGCAGTCATGCCAGCTTGGCTCTTTTCTGCAAGGACAGCCCTTACCTCTTCAAGCTTAACTTTCTTATTAGCTGACTTTACTGTTTTCTTTGACTCTGCCTCGCAAGCTTCATCAGGCTTCTTATCATAAGCTTCAGGTTCACTTTGAGCCATTGCCTCACAAACAGCCTGCAGGCTATCTGCTAAAGAACGCATATCTGAAACCACATCAAGCAGCAGTTTAATTTTACTCATGGCTTTCACCTCCTTTAATTTCACGAATTTCCACAGTTTCAATGGAATCCCCGGGTGTAAGCACAAGTACATTCATTTTTTCGCCAAAGAGAAAATTTAATAGTCTCTTGCGCAATTGCCTTGTGCCGCTCTCAACAACAGGCTTGGGATTACCGCTTGGATGTGCGATGTTGATACATACCTTATGTTTTAAACTCATATCCTTTTCCCCTTTCTAAGGAGTTTATTTACTCCTCTGTACATATACAAAAATTTCAGGGGAATCGAACCCCCACTTTTCAAAACTTTATTTAGTAAAGCTTTCTCTCTATTTTTCAACGCTTTATTTAGGGGATTGCTCCCCTATTTTTAGATTTTTTTACGAAGATTCTCATAAATCTTTTTTAAACGGTTTCTAATAGCAGCTTCCTTAACACCTTCTTCTGCTGCAATAGAAACCTTGCTGCGTTTTTCAAAGAAAACCTTCTTTATAAGCTCCTTCTGCTGAGGCTTTAAGGTTTCAATAGCCGCTTTAAGTCTGTCTATCTTCTCCTTATGCTCAGTTTCTTCAATAGACTTAATAATGCTTTCCAGCGGGTCAGAAGCATTATCAATTAAATATGGATTACGGTCAGCTGCAACTTCTTCGTTCTCAACGCAATAAGCATCCATATGTACCGGCACATGATAATTTTCACGGCGATTAGTATTTACTTCTTCGTCGTCAAAACTGTGCAGAGTGGCAATGATAGCAGTTGTAGCTTCATTCTCATTTGGCTTAATTGTTATTGGCTGCTCTTCTAGTGGGTAGTAGATATAGATTGTACGGTTCTTTTGGCTGGTTTTAAAATTTCTTGACATGTTTTGGCTCCTTTCGTTTTGTTGAATACCGAAACGAAAGAATCCAAAAGACAAAAAAGGGCGCACTAAAGAAAGCAGCCTAAATCGCATCTTTGCAGCCTACAAACTTTCATTTCGTAGACTCCTGCGATTTGGTGACTCACTTTTAGCGGACCCGTTGCTAGGTAGCCAAAGTATTCAATTGTATATAAAAAAAGCCTGACAAAAAAACAATTAATTTAATTGCTTTTTCATCAGGCGTTGGCAGCTATGTATATACAATGCAATAAAGTTCTTACATTTATGCTGCCATAAAATATCCAATCTTTAAGGATTTTTGGGACAGCATAAATGAATCAGAACTTTTGCATTGTATGCGTTAATCATGCTCCGATTTGCTCAGTATGAATTGTTGTGCTTTATTTTATTGTTTGAAGTCAAGCAAAGATGGCTACACTGCTAATTCCTTTAGGTAGTCGCTTAGATTTATTTTAAGCTCCTTAGTATTTGGAAATTTTATCTTCATATAGATTATACCTGAGTCCTCCTTAACAAGTTTGCACACCTTTGCAGGCTTTTTTTCTGGACATGATACTGTAACTTCCTTCATTATTATTCCCCCTCACATTTTATTGACTATATTATATTTATCTATTGACTGTATTCAATAGTAGTTATAAAAAAATGATATTGTTTCTCTATTACCCTTTTATGTTTTAATCACTTGTCCCCCACCACCTTTTTAAGATTTTATTATATAGTTTTCAAAGCAACTACCAGCTCCTCAGTTGTTACAACCATGGATGAAGTTGACGTCAAAAGATTAATTTTCAACTAAATCTTCTATTTGAAACCATTTTATTTTTTTCCTGTTATGTATAAAATTTATCTTTGTTAAAAATAATATATCACATCTTTATTTACAAAACAATACTAACTTTTAAATTAATTCAACATATCCATTGACTATAGTAAACGAATTGTATATAATAGTATTATGAGGTGAAAAATATGGATAATAAAGAAGTTTTTAATAAAGCTGAATTTGCAGCGCTTTTAGATAAGGCAAAAGGAAACAGATCTATAAATCAATACGCTGGTGATACTGGAGTAAGCGCAGCTCATATATCAAGGTTCTTAAGAGAAATGATTGCGGCGCCTCCAACACCTGAAACCATATCAAAACTAGCTGCAAAAGCTTATAACGAAGTTACATATCAGGATTTAATGATTGCCGCCGGACATTTATCCAGGCAATATGATAATAATACTATTGCCTATAAAGAAGATTCAATTTCATATGAAAAACCTTCTATAACAAAAGATTCACCTATGAATTATAGAAATAAGATTGAAGCTATAAAAAATAGATTTAAGCAGATACTTTTAGCCGACCTTTATGACAAGCCTTTTAACTGGAGTCCTGAGAAGCTTGAAGCTGGAGTAAGATATCCAGATATGATTCTTAATTTACAAGACTCAGAATACAAGAGATGGCATTTTGATTTCAAACCGGTTCGAGATAATAGAAGTTTTTTAACATTTGACTTTTACACTGTTTATGGCAGGATTGCTGCAAAAGAAATTTATCCAGATGACAAATTCACCATTGTAGTTAACAATGAAGAAGTTTTTCATTATTTTTTAAGCAGGCCGCCCTTATCTTTAAGGGCAAATCTTTATGTTATGCTTATTGATTTAGACGAAGGCAAAATTATAACAGAAGAACAGATCAGTAAATACTAAAATTAGGTCATCACCTGGAAGCTTTGTAGGCTTTTAAAGGTAATGACCTTTTGCTGTTCTATTTAAGTTTGTTTGAAGATATAGTAACTTCTAATCCCTACTGCAGTTTGTAATAGGCATTCATGCAAAAATCAATTATATAATCTATATCAAATTCTGAAGCTGCTTCTTTAGCAGTATATGTAGTAAGTTCCTTTGTGGTCATTGGAACTTTATACCAATTTCCTTCTAAAACCTCTTTAAACTGCTTAACTAATAAGTCGTTTCCGTTAGTATCCTTTTTCATATACGCGGGAAATCGGTGAGCTTAAATGTACAGGGGCTGTCTGTTAGATTCTAGAATATTAAGATACAAATTTAGTCCTTATCCTCAATGACAGCAATTCCGTCTATTTCAAGCAAGCAACCTGGACTCCCAACTCCTGAAACAAATAAAACGGTGACTAATGGTGGATTGTCTAATAAACCAGCGACTTCTTGAAATGCTTTGAAGCCAACTCGCGGGTCGCATCCATTGAGTAAATAGATATTGAGTTTAACCAGATTAGCAAAGCTTGCATTTTCAGAAGCTAAAATAGTTGCGATATTATTAAGCACTTGCTTTGCCTGTATCTCCAAATCACCTGCTCCAATCAGCTCACCTTTTGAATTTGTAGCATTTTGTCCGCCTATATAAATTGTTTTTGCCTTTCCACTTACGGTAATCGCTTGACTAAATGCTTTTGATACGAATAAGCCCTCGGGATTCTTATACTCCATTTTAAATCCACTCATAATTTCTTCTCCTTTCAATCAAACCTATTCTTTTTGTTTTTCTGTGCTTGTAAAGCTATCGGCCCATTCTCTTACTCTACGGGCGCTCTCTTCTTCCGATAAGTCCTCAATTCTAGTCATAATGGTCCACCTCACGCCAAAAGGGTCTAAAATGCTTGCGAATCGGTCACCTGAAACAAAATTGGCTAGCGGCTCCCTGATCTTTGCTCCTCTTGCCACTGCATTTTCAAATACCTGATCAACATCCGCAACGTAAATTGCTAAAGAATAGCATGCATTATCCTCATCCGGCGGCAAGACCAATTTATATGCAGGATTCGCTGCTCCCAATTGTAAAAATCCATTCCCAAAATCCAATTCCGCATGAACAACTATTTTATTACCATTTTCATCAGAAAATTCAGTAATATCCTTAATCCTTGCATTGAAAACAGTTTTATAAAACTCTATTGCTTCAGTAGGATTCTTTATTACTATAAATGGTGTAATAGATGTAAAACCGTCAGGTACTCCATTTTTTGTATATTTACCTGACACTCCTATATATTTTTTACTATCAGTCATTTTTATTCCTCCTTAAATTAGCCATAACAGCTCCACACTTTTAACCTCAATATTGGATCGAATTCATCAACTCATAATAATATTCTGATTTATGAGTTTTATAAAGATTGACCTTGCATCAATAAAATAGACAGTATAAATCCCCAATTTTCTTCATTTTTCATAAATTTGCTATGATACTTTGTCCAATAGATAAGGTGCTATGTAACCATTGGAAGAGTGTGTTCTCTTACGGTTATAGAATAGTTCAATGTACTTAAATACTTCTTGTTTAGCTTCTGCTCTTGTATTAAAGTTATAATCATTGAGCCATTCCATTTTAAGCTTACCCCAGAAAGACTCCATAGGAGCGTTATCATAGCAGTTACCCTTACGGCTCATACTGCAGATAAAGCCATAGCCTTTAAGAAGATGTTGGTACTCGTTACTTGCATATTGTACTCCTCTATCTGAGTGGAGTATAAGACCTTCTGTAGCACCAACCCTACCAACAGCTTGTTTAAGGGCATCAGAAACAAGGCTGGTCTTCATGCGCCTATCCATAGCCCAGCCTACTATTCTACGTCCATATAAGTCCATTACTGCTGCTAGATACAGCCATCCTTCTTTAGTTTGGATATATGTTATATCAGATACCCATTTCTCATTAGGTTTAGTAGCAGTAAATTCTCGATTAAGTACGTTTTCTGCAACGGGGAAATTGTGTTTTGAATTTGTGGTTGCCTTATATTTCTTTGTTACTTTGGATTTTATACCGTTAGCTCTCATTAACCGAGCTACGCGCCCCTTGCTTGCCTTTTGATTCTTAGGCAAGTTCTTAGTTATCTGAGGAGCACCATATATTCTATGACTTTCCTCATGTATTTTCTTTATAGCTTTAAGAAGCTCTTTGTTCTCTTTGCTTCTCATACTTTCTCCACGTGAGTGGTATGCGTAATACCCGCTTCGCGATACTCCCAAGGCCTTACACATCTTCGCAATCCGAAACTTGAAGCGGTGTTCAAATATAAACTTAAATTTTGCTATTTCAGATTCTTCGCGAAGTAGGCCGCTGCTTTTTTTAGTATCTCATTTTCCTCCTTGAGATCTGCTAATTCTCGGCGAAGCCTTCTGAGTTCTTCGTCTTCAGGCTTAAGATTACCGCTCCCAGGGAAGGCAGAAGCTCCATCTTGTTTATAGCCTTTAACCCAATCTCTAACTGTTGAGTAATGTATACCTAACTCATCAGATATTTTACTGATTGTTGTATCTCCTGAAGTTATTCTTAAAACTACTTGTTCCTTAAATGCTTTATCAAACTTCTTTCTTTCACTCATTGTTAATCCCTCCAATTTGATTATAGACGGATTCTTACTGTCTATCAAATTGGAGTAGGGTCACAGTCTATGTTTACTGCCGCTCATACGTCCATTACTTTTTACAAAAACTCCAACTAGTTATATAGTTAACTATATTTATATTTCTAGATAAATAGTTATCTAGATGCACTTTAGAGCTTATAAAGTTTTGTGTAATCTCTAACAGAAATTACTCCGAAATTACCACACATTTATCCTCGCCTAACCACATCCATCAAGGACTCATACCCTCTCAGCTTTTTCTAAATCACATTCATCACTTGCCCATCAATAGCTCCTTTAGAAATCCTATGATGTATAACCACACTTTTTTTATCCCTATCTCCGAAGCTTGGCATTGACTTACTCATAAAATTCCAAACTCCAAGCAAGCCTAAATCAAAAAACCGTTGTTCCCTGCTTGAAGATCAAGTCCATCACCTGATAACAAAACAGAACAGAAAAACAATTTTCAATCAATTTTCCTATACGCGCCTATACCTACACCTGCGCAGGCTCACTGTTTCTTTTTTATTATTTTTGCTTATATAGCCTAAAGTTTGTTCCAACTGTTCCAAACAGCTTGTCTTTCTTTAGCTTACTAGCTTTCTTAAGCGAATCAGTTTTGAAACAATATATGGTACAACCCTACTGAAGTTCCTTTACTCTGGAATAAGCGCGCTGCTTTCCATAGATAGGAAAATTGCTTGTTCCGTTTTTGTTGCCGCAATACCTGTCCCAGTGGCTGATTTTTCTCATGATGGCCCCGATAGCATAAGAGTCGGCTGTTTTCATAGAAGAAGCATCCTTGCCAAAGCACTCGCACCAAATTTCCATGTTACAGACAAGGCTTCGTTTTACAGTGCCTATGCGGGTTCCGATGCCAAATTCGCTGCCGCTTAGAAAATTTCTGCGTTCATATAAAGACAGGGTGTCCCAATCCTCTGGCAAAAGAACATCAAGATAAGCACGCACTAAGCCTTCACGTTCATCCGTTTCCATTGCATCAGCCTGCTCGCTGCCTGCAAGAACAGCCTCCTCACCTTCGAGGTAGAGCTTCTCGCCTTGTTCATATAAGTTTAAAGCCTCTGCCCAAATCTGATTAACTTCTTCAGGCGTAATCTGCCAGGACTTTTTAGCAGCATTGCCGCTTATAGGTACCGGCCAAAATCTGCGGTTGCCTGTGATATCACGCAAAAATCCGTTCTCAGCATTGGTAGAACCAACAATGACACACTGACGAGGATGATTTTCCACGTTAACTCCATAGCTTGCCCTATATTTATCATCTACTCTTGACACAAAGGATTTTACAATTTCAACTTCGGTCTTTCTCATTCCTGCAAGCTCTCCAAGCTCAAGTATCCAATAGCCCTGCAGCTTTTCGGGACCGGACTTATCCTTCATATCTGTAATAGTTAGGCTGTCTGAAAACCAATCTCCCGCTAGCTTTGCAAAGAAGGTGGATTTACCGATGCCTTGGGGCCCGTTTAAAATAAGCACACTATCAAATTTTGTTCCCGGATGATAAATGCGTGCCACTGCTGCCACCAGTGTTTTTCTTATCACTGCTTTTGTATAGCTGTTATCTGCTGCACCAAAATAATCAATGAGAAGATTTTCGACGCGAGTAATGCCATCCCACTTTGGCAGATTATCAAGATACTCCTTAATGGGATGATAAGCCCTTTCTGCCGCAACTGCCAGCACAGCATCCTTTGTTTTTGTAGGTGAATAAATTCCATACCTGCTGCTTAAATAAACCTTTAAACAGGCATTATCAGAATCATTCCAGCCACTTTTTATCTGCTCCCAAGGTAAGGTACTCTTAGCATCTATTCCATCACGATGGCAGTTAAAAGCAATGGGCTTAAGTCCTTCATCATTGCTCAGAATCATCACAATATTATCAAGAGTGTCTTTTATTCTGCCCTGCTTATCAAGTTCCAAAGCTATCTGCCAATCAACCTCTGAAAACTCCTCTGTCGCCTGAGCTTGCCTCTCTTTTACAAACTCTGCTTTTACTTTAGCATCCTTAACGGCAAAGTCCCGCATTGCCGCAAAAGACGGAAGTTTACCCTCTGCTGTATTTACAGCTGACTTGTCATCAAGCTGACCAAATTTATGTATACGAACAAGATCAAAGGCATTTAAAAGAAGACCTCTTGCAGGGTCTGTAGCATGATGACTGTAGGCAAACTTATCCTCATATATAATTACGCCCGCACTGCTGTCAGCAGGAATATAATCATAGCGGCCCTCCATGGCGGAGGGCTCATAAACCTCAGCCAGGAATTTTTCAATTGCCTCACGAATCCCATAAGTACGGCAGAAGGTTCCTATAACTCCTTCCTTTATAAGCGGATCAGCCTGTTCTTTTAAACTTCGTTTTATAATCTGATACTCACGGGAAGGTATAGGCCAAGTGGTGGTATCCCTCCAATTATCATATTTTGCAAGGTATTCATCCGGATCAAGTAAAGTCCCATCATTTTCTTTATATACAAATTCGCCATTTGAAGAGGTGGAAGGCCAGTACATAAGGCGCTCTGCTTCATAGGTGGTAGCATCAAAAAGCTCAATGCCTATTTCCTTTGCCACCATACGGCTGACAGCTGCATACTCTTCTTCGCTGATTTCACGGGCAAGAGGAATTATTAAACGAAGCCTTGGATTTTCCGGGGTATGTTTATGGGTTGAATACATGCAGCATTTAAAATCAAAAAGCATTGTAATCTGCTCCCATATGTCTACTGTTCCATAATCCATATCCAGCGTCAAAAGTGAACGGCAAAGCACATTACCTTTCTTGCGTCTGCCATCTCTTAAGTGTCCCCCTACAAAACCCCCTACATCTTTAACAGCATCCTGCTGTCCTTTTTTTAGCTTGCGGTATTCTTCTACGGTTTCTGTTGTTTTTTGTGTAGTCTTTACTCTAGTGGTAAAAATTTCCCAGGAAATATCTGTATTTTTCCAATTTTTATCCATGCGGCTATTTCCCACTGCTATCTTCATAAAATATCAGCCTCCTCTAAGTTCTCATTAAAATACCTTATTAACAGCTTGAGTTTCTTTGCTTTTGCAATTTCTTCTGCCATAGCCTTTGATATGGCACTTCCAAACACCCAAAGCTCACTGCATTTTCCAAGCAAAATCATAGCAAGTTCCCGATTTATAGGATTATCAGCATCCAAATGCTTAGAAAAAAGCATGTAAGAAGCAAGAGGAATATAATTTTTCCTTATGGCAAAGCTGCAAAAATCACGAGCCTTTTTTAAATCTCTGCAGGTATTTCCTGAATAATTGGAGCAAATATACACAAAAGGTTTAAAGACAGAGTTTTTCTCTGCCTTTTTCTTATTAGTAAGGTTAGTAAAGGTTACAATAGGAATTGAATCAAAACAGCCTTCAGAATTAAATTTATTAACTCTCATGTTACTGAGCCTCCCCCAAGTATCTATTAATAAAATATTGCTGCCCTTTTCCTGTAACCTTTGTTGTTTTTGAAATTGTAATGTGACCATCAGAGTGTGTAATTGCTGTTTCTTTAACCTTAAACAAACCTAATTCCATAGCCATCTGCGTTGGAGCATTATAGTCTGTCCCTTTACGCTTTATAAGAAATCCTTCCTGACGCAGGTGTTCAAATAAGCGATTCTGACCTATATCTACACCATTGCCTTTAAGTATTTTTGCAAGCTCCCCAATAAGAATTGTTCCATCTGATACTGCTACTGCATTTGCAAACACAACCTTTGGCTTATCCTCTGTTGCCTTAATCTGCAAACGTTTCTTTTCCTGTCTTTCAGTCTTAAGTGCAGTTAATACCTTAATCCAGGAATCCGGGTCATTCATAATCTCTTCCAGCTTCTGCATGGTAATATAGGCACCATGCTTATTAATAGAAGGTAAAACCTCATCAAAAACCCATTGCTCAAAACGCTCTGCAGCAGGTAATTTTGAGTGCACAATAAGGCGATAAACATCACCCTCAGGAATAAAAATCATTTCAATCGTCTTGTCCTTTGACTGCGGATGAGGTACGGTACATTTCATACCATACCTGCAGTGGCGCTCCACTGCCTTATGAGGCTGGTCATAGCCAAGAGAAACTGCTATGTCCCTGCCGCAGAATAATCCTTTGCCATTTTCTTTAAGGGTTCTGATTGCACCAAACTCTGGACTTCTAAAAATTTGTATTTCGCTCATAGAAATACCTCCATTAAATTTATTGAGGAAATATCCTCTGCCTATAAGCGAAAAAGTTTGTATAATCGAATCCCTAAATATCTAAGATTTTTTATTCTTCTTGTTCCTTATTCCTTTTTATAAAATTCACACTCATAACCCTCAGCCTTAAGAATAAGTCCCTTTGCCCATGCCGGTGTTTCACTCATAAGAGCACATATTTCCTCTGCAGAAGATATATTATTTGGTGCTTCTATTACAACTTCATCATGAACATGCATCACAATTTTAAATCCATTGGCAGCTAATCTAAGCATTGCTTCCGCTAAAATATCACGGCTAATAGCTTGTACAATATTCTCTGTAAACTTAGGGCCATAGCTTTCTATCCTTTCCCACTTCTTACTGCCGCCAACACCTTCATAGGTAACAGACTCGCCACCGAATTTGTTACCTTCAATAAGGGGCTTTATATAGGAAAGGTTTCTGCCGCTTGGAAGGTTAATAAAGAGAATTGCACTTTCATAAAAAATGCTGACGCCATAAACTTCCAGAGGTTGTTTTGTTTTTATTACAGTTTTCACTGCACGGTCTATTCCCCACCAAAGAGAGGTAATATTAGGGTTAGTATTTCTCCAAGCTGTAACTAAGGGCTGAAGTTCATCTTCAAAAAGTCCCATTTGAATTGCGCCCATTGCTTTAAGAGCTCCTACTGAGCCGCCGTAGCCTAAGGCCAATTCTGCTATTTTGCCCTTCTGCCTTAGAGCCCCATTAACTCCGTTTTTTTCTACAGGAACCTTAAACATCTGTGAAGCTGAGGCGCAGTAGATATCTCCGCCACCTGCAAATACCTCCATTCGCCAGCGTTCATTTGAAAGCCACGCAATTACCCGGGCCTCAATGGCACTTAGATCACTTATGATAAACCTATGCTCAGGCTTTGGTATAAAGGCTGTTCTGATTAACTCCGACAGCACAGTGGGAATGCTGTCATAAAGTAAATCCAACGCTTCAAGATTGCCGGCTTTAACTAAAGCACGAGCCTCTTTTAAATCAGGAATATGGTTTTGAGGAAGGTTTTGCACCTGGATTAGCTTGCTTGAATATCTGCCTGTTCTATTTGCACCATAAAACTGAATCAAACCTCTGGCTCTCTTATCACTGCAAACCACCTTTTCCATTGCGGTATATTTCTTTACGCTGCTTTTTGCAAGCTGCTGCCTTATGGAAAGTGCTTCCTGTACTTCTCCCTCAGAGTCTTCAATAAGCTCTGAAACTACCGCCTTTGATAAAGAAGCTGTTTCCATACCCTGCTTCAAAAGCCAATCCTTTAATTGTGCAGGAGAATTAGGATTTTCAAGTCCTGTTAAATGCTTTGCTTTTTTAATATTTTCTGCTTTGAATTTTTCATCACAGAAAATTGCCTGCTTTACAAAATCCATATCAAGAGCAATACCACGGTCATTGATTATCTGATCTAAGCAGTAATTCTGCCATTCGGTTTCTGATACAGGAAACTTTGATAATTTATTTTGTATTTCCATTTCTGTTTCCACATCGCGCTTGTTATAAGAAATAAACCTTTCCCATTTTTCTGCGTCATGGCTTGGCAGATTACGAGCAGGCTCTCCATTTGATTTAACCTGCGGGCATGGAACACAAAAATATTTAATCAAGTTTTTTCCTTCTGATAGTTTCTGATTTTCAAGACCTAAAACTTCTCCAACAGCCTCAAGGGATAAGGGAAGTCCTAAGGTCGCCGCCCAAACCCTGGTGCAGTGCCAGGACCTGGGTGAAAGATAAGTACCTGTTTTCATGCCAAGCCACCTTGATAAACAGATTCTTTCAAACTGTGCATTGAAGGCCCACTTAATAACAGAAGCATCATTAAGAGCATCTATAATTTCAGTTGGAATTTTCTCTCCGCTTGCAAGGTCCAACACCTTAACCTCTCCGCCATCTATTGAATATCCAAAAAGCAATATTTCAAAATCCTCACTTTCTGCATAGCGGTAAACTCCTGATCTTTGAAGATTAACACTGGAGAAGGTTTCAATGTCTATTGAGATATATTTCATATAAATACCATCCTTTCATAAAAAGGAGGCAGCAGAATATCCTCCGCCACCTCCTCTTATAATTATTTTGTCTTATGCTAAAAAATCTTCCTCTTCCACAATAGTGAAATCCTCTGCTGCATTAGTTCTTGCACTTAATGGCTCGCCGTCTTTAATCTTTTGGATGTTGCCAAGCCCACAGGCAACACCTTTGCTGTTATTACTGTTAAATGCAAAAAAATTCAAAGACACCCTTGCATAGCAGCCGCTGTATACTTCACTGCGGTCAAGAATAGGCCTTACTGCTTTGTCCACAATCTCAGGTGCAATTATACTATTGGCATTTACAAAATAATGGCCTTTGTAGGCATCGTCCTCCTGACGCTCTACGTCACCATCCCTTAAAGGCAGCTTTATAGCAGCTTTATTTGGCTTTTTGCCTCCAAATTTTGCGATACCCTCTTCGATTGCCGCATCTACCGCTGCATTAATAGCATTTATAGTTTCTGTATCCGTTTTAGGAATAAGCACTGATACAGAATATTTCTCAGGACTTCCGTTAATTGAAATTGGCTCCCAGCCATTGAAATAGCTTAAACGAGTGTTTGTACCTGTAATAACCTTAGTTTTGTTTGCATTTGCCATAATTTTCTCCTTTCACTCGAAACACTGGGTAA